TTACCCCTCCTTACTTTCCGCTTTCATAAAAGTAATCCAATGTGTATTGCTACGTTTTCCGCTAATGTGGCCAAACAATGGTTTTTGATCTGTCAGTTCTAAAAGTTCACTAACTTTGATCTGTGTTTCATTCCATTTGAAAATTAAAACACCACCGTTGGCCAACACACGAAAGCATTCTGCAAAACCTTTGCGAATATCTTCACGCCAATCTTCTGACAACTTTCCATACTTGGCTGCTAACCAACTTTGCTTTCCTGCTTTCACAAGGTGAGGAGGGTCAAACACCACTAAAGTAAATTGGCCATCCTTAAAAGGTATGTCGCGGAAGTCCATCATCACATCCGGTTCAATCACTAAAGAACGACCATCACACAATGTATGTTCTTCTTTTCTGATATCTCCATACACTACATTTGGATTTTGACGATCAAACCACATCATACGAGAGCCGCAACATGGATCTAAAATTTGTGCATTCATCCCTCAGCTCCCGATTCAATATCCAGCTTCATTGCACCTTCCTCTGGATATTCGGTCATCCAAAAGTAATAGCCTTTGCCACTGTGCCCATCTTCAAAAAATTTAATAGTTAGTTCAGTTTCAAGTTGATCTAAATCATTTTCACCATCTGGATTTACAAATTCGAGAAGGCTTTTTAATTGGTGACCATTAAGAGTTATGCTCATTGTTCAGCTCCCGATTCGCTTGCTTCTTTTAGTGGCTTCCAATGAGTTACTTTTTCCTCAATAAAATAACTAGAATACTCATCACCAATGTAAGCCGTATTTGCATACCATCCTTCTTTGACATAACCGCAGCCGCGATCTTCGTCATAGTCATACCAATCATCATCACCATGATACTCTTCAGTGAACTTAGGAATAAAATGAGCCACCATTTGGTTTTGGTTTTTAGCTGGGTTTGCATCTATCAAAACAATCACATTTCGTAATGGCTCAGGCATGCGATCATCAACCGAAATCCATTCTGGCACCGCCTGAGCTTTGACTTTTTCTTGCTCTGCTCTAAGCCTGTCAATTTCACAAGCCGCATGGTTACAAATAACACGTAATTCATCTTCGTTATATTCATCTGCATGCATCATCATTAAATGACTTATTTCGGTGCCAAATTGACTATCACCATCGAACACCCAAACAAAACCATCATCTTGTTCAAAGCGTAAATTAACTTCTCGTTCCTTATTCAAATCTGTCATGCTGCTGTCCTCACCAAACTAAAAATGCGATTACTTCTGTTCCTTCATCTTTAGAAGCAACATGTTTATATTCCTGATAGTAGGATGATGTTGAGATCATCCCCGTATCCTCATTAATCCACTCTCGGTTTCTCTGAGCACAGTCACTATCAAGCTCAACCTCATTCAAGTTATTAATAAATTGCTCTTTTGTTTCATCTTGGCATTCTTCAGTTGAGCCATAGTTTTCGACGAAATAGTTGTAGACATCTTCTTTTGATTTGGCTGCATAAACAGCTTCATCAGGATTTGTAAAAATCTTATATCCGTTTATTTCTAAGTCGTTCATGCTGCCACCTTCAGTGTTTTAATTGCGTCATCTATAGCTTTGTTGAAGTTGCGAACATCTTGCTCTAGTGCTTCGATAGCCAAGTCTTTCGCAAACACACGAATAATGATGATCTGTAGTCCTTCTGGTAAACGTGGGTCATAGCTCACAAAGTCACACCATTCACGACGAGTACAAGCCAATTGACTAGTGATTTGCGGGATGTACTCATCTGGCACTTGCTTAGTCAGCAAGGTATTCAAATGCGTTGTAGTGTCTGGGCACTTAACTTCGATTTGACCATCTTCATTAACAAGCCCATCTGGTGAAGCTCCGAACATTTCAATGAAAGGATGGTCAATTAAACCCGTACCAACTACAAAGTTACCCGTTTCATTTTCATAAGCTGCTATTGCATGAGGCTCGTTATCGATACCCCATTGCATAGCTTGGTTAGTGAAGATTTCCTTCTGAACGCCAGTGAGGCGCTCAGCTAGAATAGTTAAACCCAATGCATTTAAAGCTTTGCCTTTATTAGGCTTTGCATTTAAATCCTTTACACGGCTTGCTGTGACTTTGCCACAGCGTTCCGAATGCCAATCTTCACTACGCTGGAGAATGTTCATACACTTGTCCTTGTGGTTGATCAGCATGTTGAGCTGCTTCTTTTAACGAAGCGCTATGCTTAGTCCAGAAGTATTTTTTGCAGTCGCCCTGAGGCAATTCAGCGTAGCCAGTTTGCAAGGCTTCTGTGCCTTCCATTGCCAAAGCACGCATGTTATCTAAATGCTGCTGCTCATAGGCTTCATAACCTTGAGGGACATCTGAACTAACAGTCTGAACGGTAGGGATATGACAATCATCAATACGACGAGCTTCGTCTTCGTCATAAATACCTGAGAAGCCGAAGGCAACACGGGCACATTGAATTAAAGCCTTATGACGTAGCATCCGTTTTGGGTATTTTTTCCAAGGTTCTGAATTACCCTGACACTCGGATAAATACTCAGTCACAACAGTAGGGTGGTTGCGGTCTTTACGGAAAATCTTGCATGTGCATGACTCATCATCTTGTTCAAACTGGATACCATCACATACAGGATTGTCATTAATAATGCGTGCCCATCCATCAATACCAACAACTGGTGTGATGCCGCCACCTTTGGCAGGGAATGCATAAATTTCTTTTGTAAAAGGATTTAGCTTGTACTGGTTTGCAACAATTAATAGAGAAAGAAATTCATCATTTGTTGCTTTCTTAAATACTGTATTAACAAGAGTATTTGCTAACTCAGCAGGATCAACATCTTGCATATTAAAAGCTGATGCAATCTTGCTAACTTGCGACAAAACAATATTACTCATCTTTTAATCCTCAAAACTTAATAGATACATGTGGAACTAAGCCTTTATTGATGGCTTGCAAAATCTCTTTTCCTTTTGCTTCATCAATACCCAAAGCCAATAAGCCTTTAAGTGCTTCATTACAGATTTTTTTACGATGTGCTTGGTTTGCTTGGCGAGCTTCTTCTGCTTTGCGTTCAGCCTCTAGCTTTGCTGCTTGCTCAGCTTCAATACGTTTGCGTTCTGCCTCTGCTGCATGTTGTGCGCGTAATTCAGCAGCTTCTTTTTCAGCCTTTAATCGAGCTTCGCGTTGTTCTGCCTCAGCCTTTTCACGTTGTACACGTTCAGCTTCAAAACGTGCTTTTTCTTCCGCCTCACGGGCCGCTTTTTCAGCAGCTTCATGTGCAATGCGTTCTTCATGTTCTCGCTGTAAACGCTCTTGTTCAGCTTTGCGTAGGCGTTCAAGTTCAGCCTGCTCGGCTTCATATTTTTCACGAGCAACAAGAGCTGTACGAAGTGCTTCAATAGTTTCAAATTTTGCAAGTTTTGCTTCCTGCTCATATTCATCAAGAGATGAGTCAACAACTAAACTCTCCAGGGAGTCGATAGCTTTTTTGATTTCCAGTGATGGAAGATCAAAACAAAGACCATACATAACTTTGATATTTGAAATAAACTGGCTATGCTTCGCTACACGGTCTTTCTCTGCCTGCTCCCAAGCATCACGAGGCGCTAAAACCTCATTACGCAATAAATCAAGCTTCTTAACAATTGAGATTCGATCATCATCAATCACTTTGATTTGAGCTTTTTGTTCAGCTACTAATTCTTTGCCACATTTCTCAATAAGTGTTTTTGACTTACTGATTTTTAAAGCAAGTGAACCAATCGCATCACGGCCTTTTTTAGTACTTACATCTGGTACATGAGAGTAAACTTCTTGAGCAATGCGTTCATACAATTCATCAGTACCACCACGTTTAGCGAAAGCCGCTACAATTACGTTTTGTTCTAATACTTGTAATTCATTAACTTGTGCGTTCATTAAGCTGCATCCTTCTTTAATTCAGTAATTTTTTCTTCTCTTGCCAGTTCTTCTAAATACTCATTCAGTTTTTGAATTTGAGTAGAAGTAAGAGCAAAGGGCATACCTTCGATTGCATCAACATAATCAAAGTTATCGACATGTGGTCGGCTAGATGAATCGACAGTCATTCTGGTGTAATCCACATCTTTCCAGTCTTGACAATCCAAGCCTTCGCCATATTCAAAAGTGTCGTTTTTCTCAATTCCTTTGACACTTGCTACGATGTAGATGTGCTCAGCGTTTTGGATAGATAAAGAGAACTGAACCACGCCATCCTCAACACCTACATTCATCACTTCAAGGCTTGTGAATACAGCAGCATCAAACGAGATATTGGCTAACATATTCATTAGATAATCCTCCAGTGAACCGCCAAGATGAGGTTAAACAGCACGATATCTAAAAGGGCTAAGATCATGAGTTAGTACCTCGTATCTTTCTGAGTTGCTCTACTGCCTTTTTAACGTCGTCTTCTGTTTTGTAGGCACCAAACTGAATAAGGTTTTGGTGGAAGCC